TTATTCACCGGAATAACATTAGCTACTTTTCTACAGAATTTTGCCAATAGTTTTGCTCCGTCTGCACGTTGCATTTTGTCCATTGAATTTGTAATTTCTGCTTCAGTACAAAGAGCGGAATATGAGTCGATAATAATCACAGATCCAGGCTCTTCATTAATAATTCTTTCGGCTATTTGTAGATATTCCTCTGCTCTTAGGATCTTGCCTTGCTGAGAGCCAATAATGTGAAATTTATCCAGGTTTAAATGAGGTATACCCTGTATATCTCTTTTTTTAAGACGGCCTTCTATATTGAGATAATACACGTTACGGCCCTCTTCAAAGGATGAATGCGCATATTTTTTGTCTTGTGCAGTAGCAGCAAAATCTAGAGATGTTGTGGTTTTTCCACATTTAGGTTGTCCTGTAAAAATCATGAAACTACCTTCTGGAACTCCACCGTTTAGAATCAGATCCAAAGAAGGGCTTATAGGAATATTAATCAGATCTTGATCTACGATAGAATTTGCAGACAGCATAATACCATCTCCAAAATCTTTCTTAACGGTGTCACCTATTTTATTTTTTGTTTTAGTTTTGCTCATCATCTAAATCCTTTAATTTGGATATAATCCCCTTACCCTTTGTTGTTTTCCTGAACGTCTCTTTATCTCTGTTTAGATCAATAGTAATCTGTGTATTCTGAGACGCTATAATTTTCTCGTGTTGCTCTATTATAGGTTTGATAAATTTTGATCGCAAAGAATATGTCCTGCTGCTTCTTTTGTCTTTTATAGCAGCTATGATGGCTTTGGCACTGTATTTTTTCAATAATGTATTTGCTGAGAAAATCTGTGCTTTGTAGAATTTAGACCATTCTTTACTGTTCCAAAATCTATAATGCAAATCTTTTTTATCGGCACGAGCTTTATTTTCACAAATCAGTTCAGTGATATACTGAGCAGCAGTAACCTCTTTACCGTTTGAATATTTTGAAATGTATTTATCCACGGGGCCTATATACAGCAGACTGGAATTTACTATTAGTTGATGGCTTGTGCTCATCTCCTAGTGCTGATGCTGTTTCTGTCATAATAGTAACGTTCTTGGTGCCTTTAGAAGCAGTATGTTTTATAAACGCACTGTCTTTTTTTGTAGAGCTTTTTGCAGTTTTGATATCAGCAGCTATTTTTTCTGGTATATTTAATACTTCAGAAAGCGTAGTTGATGATACACCTACCTCTTTAGAAATATCCTCTAGTTTCATACCTATTACTTCATGTAGATATCTTGCGGCATACTCTTTAATTTTTGATATTTTTTTCATTCCATTTCCCTTTCAGCATTTCTTAACCATGCTATGTTTTTTGTTCTTAGAAAATTAACGTAAAGTTCAAATACCTTTGGAGAGACCTCTTTAAATTCCCATGCCTTTTTCCCAATCTTGGAGATAAACTTATTAGATGTACCTTCAGAATACATCCCTATAGGATCATATATTTTACCGTGCATACCTAGCTTAATAAAATACTTGATCCTTCCGTTACTATAATCTGTAAATTTTGCCAAAACGTCTCCGTTGGTACTGCTAGACAGCCTTGGGTTTTTTTCTTCGTCTAGATAATCATGAGATCCTAGTACGGTATAAAATCCATATGTTTTATTATCTTGCTCTTGCTGTTTAATGTTATATGTTTCCATGTTAATTAGGCCAAATTGTTTTTGGGCCCCTTTCTATTCTAGACATACCATCAGGTAATGGACTACCATTATCCTCGTATTTGTAAGCGTTGTGTTTTTTATGCAATGCTGCCTTTTGATCAGCACTCATTTTTTCACTATTTCTATGAGCCAGATGACCTAGTGTTTTAATTTCACTGTCTGATAACCTTACAAAACCATTTAAATTATTTAGATCATCCTGATAGCATCTTTGTATAGCTTTTTTGCATTCTGGACATTTTTGCTGATCACTATAATTAGCAAAAGACATAAATAACTCAATCTTTTTTTTGCATTTATCGCAAGCAAATGTATATGTTGGCATCTACACAAAATCCTGAATATATAACTTCCACTCGTCTGGCACCTTGTTTCTTATAGTAAGTAGTTGGTGGCTAACGTGCAAGTACTTTCTGGTTTTTTGCGGCGTGTATGGTTTAGTGTTTAGGGTCATATTTGCTTGTTGTGGAGTCTTATTGCCTTTTTTGCAATTGCACTTAAAACATGCTGTAACTATATTTGTCCAAGATGTTGCCGTTTTGTTATGATGGGGCCATTTGGACTTTGGTATAACATGATCATAAGTTAATTGGTTAATATTGGGTCTAGCTCCGCAATACTGACAGGTATAATTGTCTCGAATAAATAAATTTTTACGAGAAAAATTAACAGCTTGGTTGGTTACCTTAAAATATCTATTAGTTTTAATTACAGCAGGTATATTGATCTTTTGATATTGAGCACCTATTGCGTAATCATTTTTATATATCTCAACAATATCTACTGAAGAATATTTTGAGTTTGTATATCTAAAAGACCACACAACGGCCTTTTTCCAATCAATAATACCTATAGGAGAATAGTCAGCATTTAATACTAAACAGTCATTATGATTTCTCATAACCTATCCACTATGTCTGCGATAATCGGATTTCTAACAATATCTGATATTTCTAATTTGGAAAAACCAATACTATTGACGCCATTAAGTCGTTCAATAATTTGCTTAAAACCTTCTTTATTGTATCTTTCTAGATCTGATTGATCTAAGTCACCAGTCAAGACCATTTTACTGTCAATACCTATTCTTGTCAATAGCATTTTCAATTGATCGTATGAAGCATTCTGGCACTCATCAGCAACAATAAATGCATTATGAAAACTTCTACCTCTCATAAGCCCAAGAGGCACTATTTCGATTTGTCTAGTGCTTTTAAGTTTACCAAAATGTTGAGGCTTTAAGAAATAATCTATTTCATCAAACAAAGGTAGTAAGTATGGGTGTAGTTTTTCTTCTGCTGTTCCGGGTAAAAAGCCTAATTTTTCACCAGCTTCTACTACTGGTCTAGTGATTACAATTTTTTTGACTTTGTTATCAATTAGGTACTCTAGAGCCATTCCAATAGCAATATGAGTTTTACCACTGCCCGGAACGCCTTCACAGAAAGTTATAGTATTCTCTGCTACATTTCTTATGTATTCTTTTTGATTAATAGATCTAGGTTTTAATCTGTTTTTAAAGCCTACAACTATTTCTTCTGGCTTTTCAAAGCCATCTTTTTTATTGTCGAGAACACTGAAATTTCTGTTGGTATTGTTTCTGTTTTTTCTTTTTCTCAATGTTGTATCTTTCGGAAAGGGTTATATTAGACATGCGCCACCAGCACAACTAATTTCCTCAATTCCTGTAGTATTGTCTTCTGTTTCTAGTAGTTGTGTATAATCAACCTTATTAAAACTATCATATAGATCTGTATAAATTTTCCAGTTATAGACATCTTTCATACAATAAGTTAATCTTTTAATGTCATTCTGAAAATATTTTTTGGCAAATCTTTTCATTTTGATAGTAAACATTTTTTTATCGTCGGTATCGTCTTCTTTTTGTTGGTCTAATGTGATATAATCACACGCTGACCATAAATTATTGCCAAAAGCATTGAGTCCTAATTCTATTAGGCCAGAACACCATAAGGCAGCATCACCGTACTCTTTAACTATTTCACGGCTAGTTAATACCGTCGTAAACGGGGCTTGCGGATAGTCTTTGTCACCGCTTTGTGGAATAAGACTAATGCCAGCAAAATATTTGCGGTTTTGATAAATGTATTTGGTAACATCATTCCATTCATCTGGCTGAACAGTAACAGTATTGCTTACATTATGACTAAGAAAATCTTGTGTGCAAAGATTTCTATTTTTACCTGATTGTACCCAATTTTTTTGAGTATCTTTAACCACAGAGAGCATTTCTACTGCTGGTAATTGGTTTTTAAGTTTAGATCCGTCTGGAACCTCAATAGGGAATTTAATGACTTCATCTGTATTGTTTGCAGACCACGCTGAACGATCACACGCTTGCGGGTTATAAGACTTAAAGTGTTGATAAGGAGCTTCTAAAACATTGGCCTGTACATGCCTTATATAGCGTTTAGCGTGATGTGGATGAATACCCGAACTTGTACCTAGCATAGAACTGGATGTTCCTTCTGGCTTTAAGCATGTAACCCTAGCTGCTTGATTAATGTTGATTTTTTTGGAAAGTTCTTTATTGGTTTCAACGGCAATTTTTGCGCCAGCTTTTAATACCTTTTCTGTTAGTACTAAATCGTGTTTTTCCATTATACCGGTTAATGAAACTCCAAGTAGTGCTTCTCTGTCAAATATAGCTTTACTCACTTCGCCCAGGTAATCTAGTTCAGTGAAACCAGCTTGTAATGTGCCAATAATAGCAGCAGCCTTGCATCTTTCATAGAAGTCTTCTTCATCAGAAACAGACGAACAGTTAATAGTGGAGAGATTACAGCCTTGCCATCCAGACTTACCTGTTTTTTCATCAACTGGCCACATTCCGACCTCTACGCAAGGATTAAATGTCATTTCCGTAGAGTCACTCCAAATAAATCCAGGTTCACCAAATTCTTTTACTGATTCCATTAAATTTGCAAAATCTTCATAAGAAGTATCATTCTTTAGCAAAAGAGCTGAGTTATTACTTCTTGCTCTTTGCGGATTTTCCATATACCAATTGCCTGTTTTTGCTTTGGCCATTTCTTCATCGTCTGCACTGAATAATGCTAGTGAGGCACTTCTACGAACCCCACCAGATAATACAGCATCACTACTGTGCATAATAATATCATAAGCATCAATTGGTCGCAGTTTTTTTTGTCCATTCGATATACATCTATCTAATAGTTCACGAATTTTTTCTAAGCCGTTTTGTAATGGTTCAAACCCAGGTGCTTTACCAACACCAGAAGATAGCGTGGCACCCTTTTCTCTAATATTACTATAATCAAAAACGATATATTGATCTTTATATTCGCTGAATCTTGATTCACTAGGCTTATTGAAGTATGAGCTTAATAATACACCTAGAGCATCTGACCATCCTTCGATACTATCTTCAATAACATATTTTACACCAGTATCTTGGTCTTTACGACCATACGAAAGATTCGGCAGTTTGGCCACATGATGCTTTTGAACACTAAAACCAGTACCACTACCGCATAACAGTAGCCAGAAACATTCTTGAAAAAATCTTAGTCTATCACAGTAAGAACTTGTGCAGTTGTAGATTTTGGCATGACGTTTAAGAATAGGTTCACCACCAAATTGAAGCGCTCTTTGGCTACCTAAGACTTTCTTTTTAAGCATAAGGTCGTATGCCCAATTGATTTCTTCCGTGATGTTTTTATCAGCATACTTGGTATGCATCATATTTTTAACTCTATCAACAGCTTCTTTCCAGGTTTCTCTGCGATTCTCACTTTCTATCCATCTAGCGTACTTACTAACAAAGGTATAATTCTGTAGTTCTTGAATCGCAGACATATTTTCTCCTTGAAACTAATTTTTGTAAATAGCAATGATAGACTGTGTATAATATTGGTCATTGCTGTGATAGATCGTTTGTTGAATTTGTATATTTTTCATAGCTGTGTACTATTATAATACACCGCACAGGTCTTGCAACCAAGAAAGATTTGCTTGCACTTTTATTATTTTTATACCTGTTTGTTCTACGAAAAAATCAAACCTTTTTTGTGCTTCTTCGTCAAAAAGTTTTGTGCCGTGATTGTCTGACATAACTACTTCGGTTATTCCTTCTTGCCATAATGCCATAATGCAATCATTGCAACTCTGTCCTGTTACATAAGCTATTCCATTATCTGGACGAATAACACAATTAGATAATGCATTTCTTTCGGCATGAATCATCCAGTGGTATTTATCTGGACGATTAGTAGGAAATTTAGAATCGTCTACACCTTTAGGAAATCCATTATATCCTACTCCTAGTATTCTGTTTTGACGATCAGTAATCACACATCCATGTTGAGTGTGTATGTCGTGACTTCGTTTAGAAACAGCTTTAGCTAATCCTAGAAAATAATTC